GATGCCCCTTATGGGCTTGTTCCCGTTGGCTTAATTGGTGGTCGTCCTTACACAGGTGCTACTCGACAAATGAAAATAGCTAGTAACTATGGTACAGCTATTGGAAAAGGCGATTTAGTAAAACGTGTAAATGACGGGACTATTGACCGTGACGGAAGCACATCTGCTTTACCCGCTACTGGCACACTAGGTGTCTTTATGGGATGTCAGTATACTGACCCTAACACTAATCAGTTAACATTTAACAATCAATATCCTGGTAGTATCGTTGCTAGTGATATTCATGCGTTTGTTGCTGATGATCCTGACTTAATAATGAAGGTAGCTATATGCTCTTCAGGTACAACAATGGCAACATTGGGAAGAACTGTGATTGGTAATAAAACGGCTGTCATTAGTAATACACTCAATACTACTAATGGTTCGTCGAAGTTAGCCGCTAATAATAGTGTGGCTACAACTTCAACACTACCGCTTCACATTATTGATGTAGTTGATAGCACAGCGACTGGAAGTGATACTTTTCAGGAACTATTAGTTATATTTAGCACACATACTGATAATGGTAGTAACGTGTTCATTGGTGGACATGCCTATCGTAACCCAGTTGGCATTTAGGGGGTAATGTAAAATGGCAATATCACGCGCACAACTTCTTAAAGAACTACTTCCTGGGCTTAACGCACTTTTCGGTTTAGAGTATGCTAAGTACGGCGAGGAACATGCAGAAATTTTCGAAGCAGAAACTTCTGATCGTTCTTTTGAAGAAGAGACTAAACTATCAGGCTTCTCCGCAGCACCAGTCAAAGACGAAGGCTCTGCCATCGAATATGATAACGCTCAAGAAGCTTTCACCGCTCGCTATAACCATGAAACAGTGGCAATGGGCTTTTCAATTACTGAAGAGGCTATTGAGGATAACTTGTACGATTCTCTATCGGCTCGTTATACAAAAGCACTGGCTAGGGCTATGGCGTATACAAAACAGGTCAAGGCAGCTTCTATCTTAAATAATGCCTTTGACTCAGGTACTACCTACGGAGACGGAGTAGAGCTTTGTTCTACTGCACACCCTCTCGTAAGTGGTGGAACTAACTCCAACGAACCTGCAACCGCAGCTGATCTTAATGAGACTTCTCTTGAAGCGGCTATTATTCAGATTGCAGGTTGGACCGATGAGAGAGGGTTGCTCATTGCATCTCGCGCTCGGAAGTTGATTATTCCTTCAGATTTACAATTTGTTGCAACTCGATTGCTTCAAACTGAAGGACGAGTAGGCACTGCGGATAACGATCTCAATGCGATACGTAGCATGAGTTCTGTTCCCGAAGGGTTTGCGGTTAATCATTATCTAACTGATACTGATGCTTGGTTCTTAATGACGGATGTACCTAACGGTCTGAAGCACTTTACACGTAGCCCAATGGCAACGTCTATGGATGCTGATTTCGATACAGGCAACAGCCGTTATAAGGCGAGAGAAAGATACTCTTTCGGCGTATCCGATCCGCTAGGAATCTTTGGTTCCCCAGGAGCTTAAAAAACTTAAAGGGGTGGCTTGCGGGTCGCCCCTTTTTACTCTATACTACAAATACCTTGACAGTCGCATGGTGTGGCTGACAGTAGCCTAGACAAGGAGATTTGAAATGGCTAATACGACTTTCAACGGTGCAGTCCGCTCCGAAAACGGATTTAAAACAGTTTCAAAAAGTGCTATAGGGGCTTTTACTGAACAAATCGTTGCTTCAAGTGGCGGTGTTTTAGAAGTTCAAAAAGTAGCAACTTCGGGAAGAGACAATATTGTTGCCGCAGGTACAACTGTAGGCGATAACAATGCAAGTCTTGGCACAGCAGCTACAATTTTTAATATTACCCCAAACGCACATGGTTCTGGTATAGCTGATGCTGCAATCAACACTTTTGTAAATAAAGTTGGTGGTGATATTGTTACTACTATTTTAGTTGATCTGCATGGTGGGTTAGCTTCTGGTGGTGCGGCTAATGATATTATCGGTACAGACGGAGGCACTGCAAACGCTTATATTGCAGAACTTACAAGTGCAGTTAATGGTATTCCATATAAGTTAGAGTTTATTTGTTTAGAAGTTCCAACAGGTGGTGATCCAGATATTAACTTAGTTTGTTCAGCTACTGGAACAGACGCTGAGAACGCTGCTGTAACAAGTGGTACAGTTCTGTTTAACAATGGAGATTTAACATTAGGTCTTCATAACGAAGCAGATGCAGGGGCTACTTTAGCAGCTCTAAGTAAAAAGTATCTCTATCTAACTTGTGGCGATGCGACAGACGCAGCGTATACCGCAGGTAAACTTGTTATCAAGATACATGGTGCAGCCTTTGATTACGCAAACGGCTAATTAATCAGGTGGGGCGCAAGCCCCACTACCCAAAATAGGAGATTAATATGGGACTTTCAGACGTACAAGCGCTCACCATAAATGACGAAAATGCTTCTGACGATGACCGATTGGTTACAGCAGCTCGACCAGATACTTCAGCGACTATGGCAAATACCACCTTTGCAGGTGGAGCAGCGAGAAACGTAATAGTAACAACCACGGGGACTGGCGATAATAGTAAAACTTGTACTATAACAGGTACTGATGTTTTTGGTGATGCTATGACAGAGACTATTACTTCCACAGGTTCTGCAGAAGCGGTTGCAGGTACAAAATTATTTTTAACAGTGACTGCTGTAGAGTGTTCTGAACAATATGCAGCTAATATAAAAGTTGGTTCTGGAACAACTTGCGCTCAAGCCATAAACGGTAGTAACAGAGTAAGATTAAAAGGGATGTCTATTACATCTGGTGGCACAGCAGGAGACGTAGAGTTTATTGATGGCGCACCTGAAGACGGCACAACTTTATTTAAATCACGGACTATAGGTACGGCGAACACAGTTATTGACAGGACAATACCCTCAGAAGGGGTTATATTTAGGAGTGGTTTATCTATCAAATACACTTTAGATGTTGCTGATATGATAACTGTATTTCATGCGTGAATATTACAAAAGAGGGCGCAAAGTAAAAGGCAAGGGCATGAAAGGCATGTCTATTGGTAGTGGAGATAAACGCCCTACCAAGTCTGGCGCAGGTATGACTGCTAAAGGCGTTGCTAAGTATAGAAGAAACAACCCTGGATCAAAACTCAAGACCGCTGTTACAGAAGACAAACCTACGGGCAAGAGAGCTGCTCGTAGGAAATCATATTGCGCTCGTTCAGCAGGGCAAATGAAGAAGTTTCCTAAAGCAGCAAAAGATCCTAACAGCCGTTTACGGCAAGCAAGAAGAAGGTGGAAGTGTTAATGGCTATATCCCGCGCACAAATGGGTAAGCAGATAATGAACCCACCAATGAAAAACAAAATGTCTAAACTCTCACAGAAGAGAAAAAAGGCAGCAGAGAAGGAGAGAAAAAAGAAGGATGGCATATCTACAAAGTAACATACCCTATTTTAAAGCATGGGTGAGAAGAGAGTACACAAAGAATTTTATAGAGTATCACGGAGAATTTTTACACGCTATGGTGATCGCAGTAACGACAATGCCGAATAGGACTCTTAGTTTCCAAGTAATCTTTACTGGGTGTGAAACTGATGATACAGATGAGCCTAATATACACGGTGGAGCTATGTGGGCAAGAATGCCTCTAACAGCTCTCGTTGCTGATGTGACATATGAGGAATGGCCTACAGAACTTCCTCCGTATATAGCACAACCTTGGGATTGTATGTCTCATCACCACTCCGTTTATGTCTTGAATAGAGCAAGTCCTGCACCTTGGATAGCAAAGGTTGATGGAGAGTTCTATCCTGCGAAATACTACTTCACGGTAGATTATACAGATAGTGAAGTAGCTGACGATCCTGCACAACATAAACAAAGTCACGTACTTGAATTATTAGACGCAGGAGAGTATACAGGTAATATTGTTGCTCTACCCAACAATAGAGTTCGGGTTACACACCCTGCGTGGTTTGAAACAGGTGAAGGCGCACCAGACTTTAGACCAAATCAACACACTTTTCATTCTAAGCAAAATCATGAATATGTGTGGGATACTCAACGTGTTTTTAACAACTTGTATAAGGATGAAGAAGATGAAGAAGAAAAAAATGATGGCTAAAGGTAAGCAAGTCAAGAAGAAGATGATGGCTAAAGGCAAAATGGTCAAGAAGATGATGGCAGGTGGCAAAGCCAAAAAAGGTTACAGCAATGGTGGTAAGCTTAAGATGGTTGAAGGGAAAGACGGTAAGCAAGTTCCGTTTTATGCTGCTGATGGCGTTGGCAAAATGAAAGCAGGCGGTATGACTAAGAAGAGTTATAAAAGAGGTAGAAAGGTAATGAAGGATGATACTTCTTTAAACGAAGGTCAGCAGGGTAGTGAGAATAAAAACACTATGGATAAAATAATTAAAGGGGCAACAATGCTTACTCCTTTTGGGTCAATGGGTAGTGGGGTAAAATCTGCAGCCGAAAAAATAAAGAAAAGAAAAGATTCTGCAGATAATTTTAAAGCAGGCAAAATGGTCAAAAAAGGTATGGCTGCAGGCGGTAAAGCTAAAGGCGCTGCTAAAGGCGGTAAGTCTAAGGTACGTGGAGCAGGTATTGCCCGTAAAGGTGTACGTCCTGCAAAGATGAGGTAGACATGCGCAGTTATTATAAATCTGGTGGTAAGATATGTCCAAAAGGTAAAGCTTGGGCGAAGCGAACTTTTGACACTTACCCCAGTGCGTATGCTAACATGGCTGCATCTAAGTACTGCAAAGACCCTAACTACGCTAAAGGCAGCAAAGGAAAGAAGAAAAAATGACGTTAACCAATCGCAATAAAAGAACAGTTAAGAAGGTTGTAAAAGGTTTAAAGAAAGCCTCTCGTTTACATGCAGGACAGGCTAAAAAACTTGAAAAGGTTGCAAGTTCTGTTACTAAAAAGAAGAAGAAAAAGTAATGGGCGCTCTTAAGGATTGGGTAAAACAAGATTGGGTAAGGATAGGCACAGATGGTGGAATTAAAGGTAAATGCGGCACTTCAAAAAACAAAAAACGTCCTGATAGATGCCTTCCTAGAAGTAAGGCTCAATCTCTCTCCAAAGCAGAAAGAGCAAAAACAGCTCAAAAGAAAAAGCGAGAAGGCGCAAAAGGAAAAACTGTAGTAAAGAACACAAAACCTGCTACAGTGAAAATGCGTCAAGGTGGACTAGCTAGGAGACGAAGATGACGGAAAAAGAAATAGCAGACTTAAAAGCAGAGTATTTTGATGGTCGTGCTTCTGATTATCAAGGGCTTTTTGATTTCTTAAGAGATAAAGGGGTTTCTTCTAAAGATTTTAAAAGGTTTAAAAACGGAGGGCTTGCTAGAAGAAAGAGAAGTATAGCACGAGGTTGTGGCGCTATTATGGAGAACAGACGTAAGAAAACTTTATATACTTAGGAGACGAGTATGGCAGATTTAAAGATGGTAGAAGTAGGCACGGATAAAGATGGTAACTCTTTGTACAATGTCCGTGACAATAGTAAGGGTGGTGAACTTGTTGTTGAGAAAGCTTTAAGCTTATCAGAAGCAGAAGCGTTAATGAACGGTGGATCAACTTCTAGTTATAAATCCATGTCTAAATTAGAGTTAGAAGCAATGATGCGTGAGCATGGCGTAGAACTTGATAGACGAAAGAGCAAAAAAGAGTTATTAGAAGAAGTAGAGAACTTCTTTAAGGAGTAATAGATGGCTACTTCAGGAACTACCGCCTTTGACATGGACTTCACGGAAATCGCTGAAGAAGCGTGGGAACGTGCAGGACGCGAAATGCGTTCTGGGTATGACTTAAGAACTGCTCGTAGGTCTATGAATCTAATGACTATTGAGTGGCAGAACAGAGGTTTAAACCTTTGGACTATTGATAGTGGAACTCAAACTTTAACTGCAGGGACTAGTCAATATACACTACCTGCTGACACGATTGATTTGTTAGATCATGTGATAAGAACAGATGCAGGTAATACGACCACCCAAGCTGATCTTACCATAAGTCGTATAGGTGTGAGTACTTACGCATCTATCCCTAACAAGTTAACACGGGGTAGACCTATACAAGTGTTTGTTGAACGGTTACGAGCTGCACCTGTAATAAATCTTTGGCCTGTGCCTGATGATTCTACTACATATACGTTTGTGTATTTTAGATTACGAAGGATAGAAGACGCAGGTAATGGTGTTGAAACAGCAGACATGAACTTTCGTTTCTTACCTTGCTTAGTTGCAGGGTTAGCTTACCATATAGCTATGAAAGTGCCTGAACTCGCAGATCGTATATCTATGTTAAAAGCAGCTTATGAAGAACAATATGCACTTGCCGCAGGTGAAGATAGAGAAAAAACATCTGAACGATTCATTCCTCGTGTAGGGAGAATATAATGGCTAAAGCTTTTGCATCAAATAAAAGAGCCATAGCAGAATGTGATATTTGTGGTTTTCAGTATAAACTTAAAGATTTAC